CTTTGAGTAGAAGGTCATTAAAGACTTCAATTCTCGAACGTCCTTTGTCTTTCGATTCATCACTTGACTTCGGTTCCGAATTCAGTCGGATCGCCTGCTGAACGGCATCCGGATAGATGACGCCAATTGGAAATCCGTACAGCTTGAGGATGTTGTCGTTGACGATTTGTGCTTTCTGATCGTCTCCGTTTGAAATAGCTAGAGCGCGACTCCAAACAGTTGACAGGAAATTGAGGAGTCTGGTCGATAGGACCGTGCGGCTTGCGCTTTGGTTGTACACTTGAGCTATCTCCTGTCTTAGGTTCCGGTGTATGGTACGTATTTAGGTCTGCGAACTCTCAGGACGTTTACTGGATATTCGCGACTGATCTGAAAGATGGATCTGTTGCCATACTCTTTCAACGGCGTTTTCGATTTGGTGGAGTAACGCTCCACGTTCCCCCACCATCTTGTAGGATCACATCCTTTTGTGTTGACACACAGATTGCGATCCTTCAGAGGAGAACCACCGTTGTAGTACGCTGCGAGAAAAGCCATCTTGTTGTCAAGATCGGCTGTTTCCCACTTGATCGAACCCCAGTTGACTCGATTCTTTACAACTATCGCCTTGATCTGGAGTAGAGGATTGTATCTATCTTCCCAAGCCCAGTTGCGCAGGTCTGGGTGCATGGTTTTGACTTCTTTGAACACGTTGAAGCGTTCACTGCCATCAGCTTTGTATGCTATCGTGATCTGGCCAAGTCCAAATCCGTACTCGCGTGCTGTTTTCAACTCAGCGCGAGGATTCCAGCACTTGGAGTGCTTCAGAGATATGCAGGACTCCTGCTCGATCTGGGCCGGAAAGTACGAACGCATCGGCATATCCGGCCAGATATCATCGATAGCCTTGTTTACTTCAGGCATCAATTCTCGTGCCCTATCTGGAATCTTAGGCAAAGGCGCAGATGGCTTCGGCTGTTCGACGATGATCCCATCCGCCTTTAACTCCTGCTCTATTTCAATCGAAGGCGCCACTGGAGGCGCGTTCAACACAGGATCAATATCGATCTTGAGTTGGATGTCCTCGACACTCACGGCGATATTTTCTTTGGCTTCCGCAAGAGCCTCGCTCGCCGCTTGACTAGGATCAACTTCAGCAGCGTTCTGAACAGCAGCTGGCGGTGTTATGGCCAGCTGCTCTTTTGTTGTTTGCTTTTGCTCGCTTCTATCGCAACCTGAGGCAAACAGCATAGCAATCAGAATAGCGTGTGGAAACAGCTTCATGTTTGCCTCCGTTCAATTACTTGAAATTACGATAGCGTTGTTAAGGAGCAGAACTTTCGTGAGACCATAATTCACCTCTTATCGGAAAAAGCCTGCGGCGACGACCATGATAGTGCAGATGATGATGCAGAAACCGAAGAACACGATACCGGCACCAAGAGGAGTGTCAAGAGCTTTCTTCGCGTAGTCGCGGAGGTTGATGTATGGAAACAGCGCAGCGCGAATCGTGTGGCTGACGAGAGCAATCACGAACAGGAATCCGAAGACATACTTGACGACCTTAAGGGTTTCCAGGTCTGGATAGAACAGCAGCAAGGCGAGACCGAGAAGAGGAATTGTACGTGCAGCCTCAATCGTGAACCAACGGCTGTCCTTGATGTCAAACTGTCGAATCTTTGCCAGCACGGAAGTTAGGAACTTAAACATGATGTTTTCTCCAGTCTGTTGAGTTAGTTTACAATGGCACCATTTGATAGGAACACCCAAGTCTGTAGCTCACTATAGATGTATAGGCCAGGAGCATTTGCGCCTTGAGTTTGGGTTAGATATACGAGCGTATTAGCCGCGGGGTTTGACGGCAGAGTAGTTACGTTCTCCGCAACGATGTCCGATGCGTTTTCAATGAAAGCATTGTCAACAAGCATTTGTATTCTCCAATTTAGTTTAGAATCTACGGCGATGGCGCCAACACGCATTGCGCTGAACTGCTTACTTCTTTAGACCGTAGAGCTTGCCACCAGCCAAAATCATATCTGTAAGTATCATTGGAGCCCATCGAGGCTTAACGGGCTACCTTTCGCCATTCGGCGTCATGGCAGTAAACGCATAGTCCGTGAGTGTCGTGAACGAATAGAAAGCCAACTAGCGGGCTATTCGGAAACGCTGGGCCGCTTCGGCACACAATGTTCGGATACGGATTTGTTCCAATGTCCTGAAAGTTATCAGTAAGCATTTTGTTTTCCTCTAGGTAGTCTTATCAGAGTCCGCCTGCATGCGGGATGAAGAACCCACTATTGACAGAATCGGCACGGAAGCATGGAACGTAATACGGGTTTGTCACCAAAGTTTTGTTGTCTGTCATCTTGCCTGCATCCGTGGATGACAGGAAATATGTCTTGCCTGGCACAAGAGTGTAAGGAATGTTGAATACCTTGCCGCTAAAGCACGCGATAGCGAGTGCTGGAGAAAACACTTTACTCACCATAGCAGTCGCGGCAGCCGTATCGCTGGAGTTAGCTATGGCTTTAACCCATTCAGTCCCATCGAGGGTCAGTACATCACCCTGGGCAAGATTCGGCACGTTTTCAATGACGACCAAGCTGCGGTCGAGAGCGGAGTCCAAGAAGTTTGATTTGATACGAACTGGAATGCCATTGTTCGCAACGAAATACAGACGGTCCTGATCCGGATGGTAGATTATCCTACCTGGTCCAACTGTGTTCAATAGCGTAGTGGCGTTATCTACGGTGGATGTATCAGTGTCGCTATCGTACTCAAACATTTGACTGCTGCGTGCGTCAAAGTACGTGAAACTCATGCCGCGCAGGCCGAAGCTTGTGAACTGTGCGCCAGCTTGCGAACATGCGCCAACACCAACAGCCTTGGGACCTACGAACAGAGCGAGCTGTGGAAAATCACCCAGACTGAAGGTAAGTTCCGTTGAGTAGTCGATTCCGTACGGATTTGTATTAGGATCCTCAGCAGGCAGGTTCACGTCAATCGGCGCAGTGTAGACGCTGAACTCAGTGCCATTACGGCGAACGTAGAAGCGGGATTTCTTGTTTGACCAGCCACCGAGAACAGTAGCAACCAGAGAATTGCCGTCAGCAACCACCAGCTGGTCAGTCTGCTTGAAGTTGTAGATGATCTGCCACTGTATAGGGCCGTCTGGAGCACGGACAGCCGACAACGTATGCTCACGTCCAGTGTTATCGACTGCAAAGGCAAGCACAAGGCTTATCCAATCGTTATCCGAGTCGGTGGACTTAACGTCGCACACCATACGGAATTTTTCATACTGCGCCGAGCTGATAAACCCGATGTAGTCGTTGGTGTTCAGCGTACTGGAGATCACGTCGTTAAGTGGGTCGTAGGACCACGCTGTCAAATGTGAAGGATCTGCCGGCTGCTGAGGCACAGTTGAATGCGAGAATCTACGCCACGAGTTGAAAACCGTCTTGAAATCAAAGTTTGTTCCTGACTTCAGTACGTTTAGGTCGAAGCTCGACTCTACAACATAGAACTGCTTGGCGATTGAATCGAAAGCATACTGATTCGGCTGATCTTTCACGTCGAACAGAACGAGTCCACCAACACCGAACGTCTCAGGATATCCAGTGTCGCCCTTCTCTCCTTGGATACCCTGAGGGCCTTGTATACCCTGAGGGCCTTGCACGCCATCTGGGCCAACTTCACCAGGATCACCCTTATCACCCTTGTCGCCCTTAGGACCCTGAGGACCAACTGGGCCGATAGGACCGACGTTACCGGTTGGACCTTGAGGGCCTTGCGGACCCTGAGGACCGATAGGACCAACTGGGCCTTGAAGACCTTGAGGACCCTGTGCGCCAGCTGGACCCTGAGGGCCAGTAAGACCGATTGGTCCCTGCGGACCCTGAGGACCGGATGTGCCTGGAAGTCCGGCCGGCAGCAGATACTCCTGAGGATACATCCAGAGATTGTCGTATGAGACAATCTCCTGCCAAGTGGCCTGACCCAGGGAATTGAACTGCATTGCCCGAAATACCTTTCGGTAATCCGGGCTTGTTGGATTGAAATTGATCCAGACACCGTACATCGGAACGAGAAGGCTCGTAGGAGGACGCACAGCAGCTAGAATCAAGAACTCAGCTTTTGATACCGGATGCTGCACGGTAACCGCAACTGGATTGAACTCGTCCATGTTGCGGATATCACTGATCGTTTTGATCGAATCTACAAAATCAGAAAGAGCTGTCATGTGATTAAGTCCCGATTGCAAACCAGAAGCAGCCGCGCCAGTAATGCGAACCGTCACCTGGATCGTTCAAGTATAGATTGAAGGAGTTTTTGTTGACGTTAGCGGCCTGAGAAATGATGTCACGCCTATTCCACGGATTAGAACTTGGGTTCAAATCCGTAGTGAACACACCGAAGCAGGCATTCTCAAACGGAGCAGCGTTACCAGAACCGTTCCTAAACGTAATAGATGCGCTTAGTCCTTCACCGACACCCTCGTTTGGATTCCACCACTGTCCGAAACGAATCTTGAAGCCACCCGGTCCGCCAAAATCAACTGCACCGTAGTACGTGACTCCGACTGATGGATTACTCGGGAAGCTGGTCGTGACGCCACCGCCACCCACGTTTGTAATGCCGAGGTTGGCGCGAGCCGCAGCCTTATCTGGAACGTCACTGAGGTTGTTAGCCTTCAAAAGGACATTCTGCATTAGCTGCGCAATGATGTCGGTGATACCGAGATTCTGTCTAGCAGCTGCCTTATCAGGCACGTCGGACAGATTGGCAACCTTTGTCAGCAGACCGCTGATGTCTACATCACCTCCACCGCCTGTAGGAGCGTCAATGATTCCAAGGTTGGCACGAGCCTCAGCCTTGTTTGGAACATCGGCAAGGTTGAGATCCGCCCGTAGAAAGCCGTTCAACTCGGACTTCAGCGCGAGACGACGTTGCGGAATACGCGATGAGAACTCCACAGCCGACATAGTGGTGCCAATCCAGCCAGGCTGTATGACACTGAACTTAGCGTAGCTTGCGCTACTCTCGTTTAGCAACGTGAAAGCATCGTATCCAAGGAGTCTGCCTTCCGAAGTCAGGATCATATCCTGCGTTTGGTCCAAAGTACCCTGCATCAGATACTTTGTATCGCTGGTAATGCCATGACGGGTCGAATACATCTTGACCTGCATGCCCGCCACGTTCTGGTCTGTGTACGACCAGGCGACTACCGTAAGACCTGCCGCCACGTCAGAATCAAAGGTGATCTGACCGTTCCCCGAGTTGTACGTATAGGTAGTGGACGGCCTGTACTCGCGACCAACGAACACGATAAGAGACTGCGTGTTCGCATTTGCGTGGACGGTTACCGTTCTGGATCCGTTAGTTACAACGTTGGACAGCAGAGGACGCGCCGATGTACCACTATGCTCGACTGACCTGAAGCAGAAGATTTCAATCGGAGTGTTGCCAGTCACGATTTCGTTGAAGTAGACATTGTGACCGTCGAACGAGTACGTGGTTGGTGGCATGTATCGGTTGCCGACAAACGCGATCAAGTGATTCGCGTCGGGCACCGTATCAACAGGGTACGAGGGCCAACCGAGACCCAGATAGCGTACACGACCTGGAATCAACTTGTTGGGCATGCCCTGCTCGCCGGCAGGATCGATCCACTGAGGACCTGTGTCATATCCACCACGCGTTGAGATCGAAGTTGTTTCCTCACCAGAGAAAACAATTAGATCAACTACTGCGTTTTGAGGAATGTTGTCAACCGTCTTGATCTTGTCTCCGGTAACACTGTACCTCTGCTTCGCAACGTAAGTGCCGTTGATGAACAGCAGAGTGTTGTTCTTGTCCGCAATGTTGGAAGTAAAGGATATTTCCCTAGTGGCGATCTGCGCTACCTGTGTCTGCCTGGCGAGAGTGCCTCGCACAGCATTCGACGTGGAGACGCCACCAACAATGAAAGACAGTGTCCGACCGACTGGAGGAACTGAGTTGTTGGCGAACACCAACTTGGCGCCAACAACGATGAAATCTTGCTTACCGTACTGTTGGCCACTGCTATCGAACACAAACACGTTGTCAGCACTGCTAGGAGCAGTTGAAAGACCGTAATCAGGGCCACCGTGAGACTGAATCACAGCATCTTGGAACAGAGTCACGCCGCCGGGATCCGATGCAGAACGCGCGAAGCCATACAGGGTACACTTCTTACCGTTAGCCAAACCTCCGACGATGCGAAGCTGGTTGCCGAGAACAACGTACTGATCTGGCCGCAGAACCTTACCGTCGATTTGAACGATCAGGTGTTTGGTATCCAAAACCTTGTCCAGAGGAAACTGGGCCGTATTCATCGGATACGCTTCAGAGCCAGTGCCCTCGAATGAGAACAGCTTGGGCTCAAGCCGAGTTGCTGTAATGGCTGCGAAGATGTTGGAGTAGTTGTTAATGCCGACGCCGAGAACCATGTAATCCGGAATACCAGCGTGACGTGCAGGTAGAGCAGACTCGTGACTTCTCCACATTGCGATTACGGACGTTCCATTCAAACCGACGAACGGATCATCCACAGAGTTGAATAGCTTTGAGGAGTGCACGTATTGCATCTTGCGGCTTTGGCCAGCTGCTCCGCCGCTAATCACCTGCACGATTACAACTTCACCATCAGTAAGCCAGAATCCAAACTTGCCGGGATCGATATTGATTACGCGCTGACTGACTACGTTCTCAGGCTTGCCTTCAAACACTCTACTGGAGCCAAGAAAGCCCCAGCGGGATCCGCCAGCACCATACTTGATAGCTACCGACGGGCTTGAGGTGTCTGGCGGGAAACCAACGACAATTTCATGCTCATGCGGATTACTGTCGAGGACAGCAACGACATTTTGCGAGGATGTTTCAGGCGGCTGCAACGAAGCAACACGCGCAGCACTCGGCAGCGACATGAGGTCGGAGTTTGTGATGTTGATGACATCTCCGAGACGCGCAAGAGTCACGAACACGTAGAACTTCAGACCAAATTCCGTAGTCTTTGGGAACGTAGAGAACGAGCCGTGGGCAAACAAGCGCCCATTGGAGTTCCAAATGCCAATCTCCGAAAGATTCCACTGACCAGATAGCGGACGGCCTTGGGGAATCGAACAGGTCAGTCGAACACTATCTCTGCCTACAGCTTCGATTGTGGTGATCTTTCCGCGAAAAGCCTCAGTTCCAACAAGCTGCGTGCGGTCAGATACAACGTCGAACCCTGTAGCCTCACTGACAGAAAACTCGGTAAGACTCACGAGGAATCCACCGAGCTCCGCTTGACGGGCATCTTCGATACCGTTATCCGTCACAACGATTGGCATTTCAAGTACTCCTAATAGGTGTTGTGTAGTCAATCTCGATCACTGGATGGTGATCTCAGCATAGCCTGCATGGAAGCGGGCTCCAATGCCAAAAGCTTTTCCGCCAATCCAATCCTTGTCGCCGATCACAATAACAAAGTTGAATCGTTCGATCACAAGCGCGACAGGAGAAAACGTATGGAAAAGTTCTTTGACTCTGGAAAATAGGGATTGCCCGCTCGCAAGCAACAAGCTGTCCAGGTGAAGCAAACCGATATTAAGTTCAATGTGTGTTGTGAGGAACCAATCTCCTCCATCAATAACTAATGGACCGCTGGGCGTATCCACAAAATTGATGTAATCGTTCGTGTACAGGTACTTCACTTCGGTGACAGCGTTAAGCAGCATGTCGATGAAGTTGGGGAAATACCTAGTGCTGTTATGGTCAGGATAGTGAGGAAGCTGCGTCACTATCTTGGTTAGGTTCTCAGCGTTTAGATGGAGAACATCTTGGGTAAGATCAAATCCAAGAAGTCGCGCAGACTGTTCAAGAATACTCGGATCGGTTTCTTTACGAATCCACCTAAGCTTTGCCAGCTGGTCAATCGGGTCTTCCACGTTGACAGCGAAAACCTGAGATACGGCAGAGGCCAAATCTCTCCAAGTTGGATTTTCGCGGAGGATGTTTGTCAGCAGATCGCGCACGTCTGCTCGCTTGATGCCTTCGACCATACATCACCGCCTATCGTTGTAGTGACGACGCTCCGAATAAGCCATGTCGATTTCCAGAGTGTTCAAGTGCCACCACACATAAGGAGCTTGCGGATCGTCCGCAGGATCGACATAGAAATCGTTTGTCGGTTCAATGATGTGAATGTAGTCAACGTCCTCAACGTCGGCCGCTGCCGCGATGTCTGAAAATGCAATACGTTTACCAAGCGTGTTGATCTCCTTGTCGAACAGTGCTTTCACCGCACTATCGACGAGAGGATACACTTCGCCCGGAATCGCGTTCTGCTTCAGGAACAGCTTGAGTTTGATGTTGACGTTACGGCGCTCAGGATTGTACTTTTGCACCTGAATTGCCGCATGTTTCTTGTTTTCGATCCACGCCAGAAAATCATCCCACTCGATCTGGGTGAATTGGTCGCTATCGTACGGAAGAATGCAGATGCGGACTACGTTCATCCAACGCAAATCACCAGGTGCGATGTCCTTCTGCGCCTGAACAACAGCGCTGGCGACACCTGGATAGTCTGCGCATAGAGCCTTATAGTCGCTGGGCGTCACGCAACGCTTACGCGCCTTGTAGATTTGAGAGGCTATGTTTCTGTAGAACGATGCAGGCTTTTCATCGGCACCGCCTACTATAGCTGTTGACGTGATGCCCTTGATGTCGGAGTCATTGACGTACTTGACCTCCAAGCCACTTCCGCCGTTGTTTCCAGAAGCACCTTGTGTAACAGCGTACACGACTTCGATGGTGTAACCGATGCTCGGCATGCTGCCGTGAGTGCCATCACCGAATGTAAGCAGCACGTCGCCATCACCGTCAGTTCTATCGTAGTAGACCTGTTCGCCAGCGCCTGCGATCCAGAGACCATCCTCTGTCTTCACCCACAACGATCTTTCGTTCAGTGTGGTGTTGACCAGATACACGTTTACGTCGTCGTCAGAAACGACAAAGCCTGGCTCCAGCAACTTCACCTCTTGGAATGAAGTTGATCGGCCAGGAAAAGTACGTGTGCGGATTTCACCCTGATACAGATACACGGGATCCGATGTATCAGAGTTTGGGCTAAACGTAACAGGTTCGCGATTGAAGAACATGCGTCCGTCAATCTGGAACGACGACAACCTGGGTATCACGAGAGGCATCTGAAGGTTCTTAGTGCGCTTCACCGTGACTTTGGTTTTTGCAGGTGTCTTTCGCTTGACGTGAACACCGAGGAAATCCGAGCCGGCGTAGATGGAGCTGTCACGCTGCGCTGTGTACAGGAAAGCTTCTCGGAAGCTCATCTCGGTCGCGAACTGGTTGAACGTACCAACCGATGCTACAGCCTCGATTAGAGCTTGACCAGTGCCTGAAGTTTGCTGGTCAATCCACGCACCCTTTGTTGCCAGATACAACTGCAACTGGAGTACGATGGACTCGAAATCGGGCTTTGTCTGCGAAAGACGGATGGGTACACCAATGTTGCTGCTCACGCGACTTTCCTATTGAGGTTGAAGTTGAAACTAAATGCCCTGTTGTTCAACCTAGGCATGTAGCCAACAATGTTGACGTAATAGGCGTCCAACTCAAAATCCGGAATGACTTCGACCTGCTCCAAGACAACCCTATTCTCGTGCGCCAGAATATCACGCTTGAGGTATCTGCTTAGGCGCTGTGCAGTTAGATTGTCCAGTGGATCAAACAGTAACTCCATTATGTTTGAGCCGAAATCACGACGAAACGGTCGTGAGCCTTTCTTTGTGGAGATGATGTTCAGTATCGATCTTTTGATCGCATCCTCGTTATACAGGAGTTCGTAGTTTGAGGCCTGGCCGAGATCGAGGTTGACATCTGAGTAGACAATCTCTCCGCTTTCTGTGTTGAGTGATGGCATGGCTAGCTTATCCTATGAATACTTTGGAGCTACCTTCTGCTACCTTAGATCCGCAATCTATGGAGTCGCCTATGCGCATCTTCTGTTTACTTGAAGCGAAGACTTTAGGCGAGCCTTGTTGCGCTTTACCTGGATGGCAACTTGGTCCAGAACAGTGAACTGCGTAGGAGTCACCAACACAGACAACGCCTTTACCAGAAGCCAGTACCTTAGTGCTTGCTGATATTGATGGTCTCGGAGGGTAGCCTCCATGACCGGTGCATTTGTCGCCCAGTCTGGTAACAGCAGGCATATGTAGAGCTCCTTCTGATACTTCAAATTAGCAAGACGTGCGCTATGGAGTAGCTCCACGCACTCCAGGCCATTCAGGAAATTGAGGTTCTTCTGGCTTGGACCCAGTCTTATCAGAGCCGCCACCGCCACCGGAATCGTCATGGATGATGCCACCAGCATCTCTAGTGGAGTTTCCTCCAGCGTAGAGAGCTTGGTTACCAGACGCGCTAATCTCTTGCGCCCCGCCTGAGTACAGGCTCTGTGTTCCAGCTGAGGTAAGAGCCTGTAGACCTTCGGACTTCAACTTCATAGTACCGCTGAAAACAGAATGTTCACCGGTAACAACGGTCTTGTCGTCACCGCCAATGAACGTAGTTCTATTTCCTACAATCTTTTGAGTAAGATCACCTTCAACCTTCACGTAAGCGTCACCAGTGACGTACAAGTGAAGATTGCCTGAATTACGGACAAAGACATCTTCCGATTTCTTGTCGATGATTAGCAGAGACCCGCTAGGCCAGAGCATTACGCTGCGCTCGGGATAATTGGTTTCAGCTTCCTCAAGTTTGGTAGTCTCATCGATGAAGTATCCCTTGTAGATAGGATGCAAGGGGCTACCGTTCTGAAACTCAACTAGGACTTTGGCGCCTTTCTCAGGAACCTCGAACCGTCCGTGTGCGGCCGTCGCCCCTCCAGGATGAGCAAGACTCACGATAGCCCACGGGAGGTGATCGTCTGGAATATCGCCGTAGATGGATTCTACACGAACTCGAATACGACCCCAGTGTTTTGGATCGTTGTTGTCAACGACCGTACCTACTTTCGGCTTTGTATCTACGCCGTTGCCGTAACCTTGGCTCGGGCTTACGGAATCTGCACCGGTTGTCATGATCTAGAATCCAGGAATTCGTTGAACTGGCTGTCTGCACTCTCAAGGAAGTTGCCCATCTTCTGGACATTGTCCGACAGCTTAGACACGGGTAGGGTTGCCACAGAGTAACCAGACTCAGGCACCCAACTATAGTTTCTTGTGTCGTCCGTCTGCGTTAGAACTTGAGCAATGCTTCGCTGGATGTCGTTTACGGTTTTTACTCTGTATGCGACACTCTCCATCGGAGCTTCAGCCATAGAAATTGAATCCTTGAGAAGCTCCTCGAAGAAATACCTGTTCGTTTCGATGTTGGGGACAGATAGCTTTGGAGATTCGCCAGTAACAGCTTCGATCATCGCATTGTAGCCACGTCCCATGGCGGACACGGTCGCTCTGTAGTCCGACACAATGCTATTCATGTCTCCAGTGATCGCATCGATTTGAGAACCAATTCCTTCAGCGGCGTTCAACGCGGCCTTCATGGACTGAAGGTTTGTCGAAATCGACTTGTAGGATTCCGCTGCCGTCTTCAATACCTGGACGGGTCCAAGCAACGCACTGTAGTTCTCAGCAAAGCCATTCGGTCGGAACTGGGCAGCGGATCGAGTAACCGCAGATAGTCCATCTGAAATCATCTGCGCATTACCACTCTTTACTGCCGTGATTGCATTCTCAACAGAGGACTTTAGTTCGGAGGCAGTGGATTTAAGCAGGCTAACGGACGCAGCTGCAGCCTTGATATCCCGCATCGCTTGGGCCGGCTTCTCCAAGTAAGAACCCATGTTACGGCCGAACAACATCAAGGAGGGCTGCGTCAACGATAGGTTGTTGAGCAACTTGGCCGCCTTATCGGTTGCAGATTTGACGGCGGATTCAATAGGTCCGACAACAGACATGATAGAGGCGGCTTTAGTGACAGAGTTGGCCGCTACTGTGGCAGACGGGTCAATTGTTGTTTCAGGCAGCGACGACTCGCGCGCGCTCGTAGGTTCTGAGGACTTCAAGTTCGATTCTCCTTCCTCTGTAAGTGACATGCGCGCAAGCTCGATACGTTCGCAGTAGTTGAATCCGGTGATGAACACCGTTTTACCAATGACTACGTAAACATCGGAGACTTTGACGGGTCTAGCTGGATCTTCATCCGCCTGTTTATAGATTACCGGGTCGAGCAACTGGACTTCAGTAGGCTCCGTCACTATCAGCGATTGGCGTTCGCTAAACAAGGCCAACTGCTTGATGTTTTGATACTCGGCTCGATAGAACTTATCGTGGACGTTACCACAATCTAGAGGTCCATACGAGATTCTAGTGCGCTCTACTGTCTGCGAAACTTGATTGTTGATGGCTAGGTACTTGGCATTACTTTTGACATCGACCTTCGTTTCTACCTGCGTCTCACCTGCTGTTCCATCCACGATCATCGTGGATCCGTAGTTGTGCATCATGTTCATCAGGCCAGCCTGAGAACGCTCTCTGGCTTGAGCAACCAAATACAGCTGCTTTCCTGAATCCTGATCACCAACCTCGATGTTATGAGCAAACACGTAAGGGATTTCGTCGAACGACTTGGAAATCACATCCATGATGTTACGGTACTTCAGAACTCCAAGCGATGTCAGGCACGCGTACATGGCGCTACTATCATCCATGTATCCATACTTGGCAATGTCGTGTTGAACGAAGGCGCCACGCGTTTTTGTCAACGTAAGCCAAATTTGGTTGTCTGACGTGGTTCTACCGTTGAAGTCTTCTGGACCGTCGTAGTCCAGCTTGCACTTCTCAGCAATCTGTTTGATTACGTTTGTGGAAGGACCATCGTAGGATTCCGATACGCATTTTGTGGTGTAATCAGGAGCGTCGTAGATTCCTAGGACCTTCAGTTGAGGGCCCGACTGTCCAGTTATCGTATGGACTCCAAATACACGATACTGCCTGGACACGGTCTTCAAGTCATCTGGAGTCTTGCCTGTAGTGACCACTATTTGATTTGCGTCCGTAAGACACAGCGTTTCCGTCAACTTATGACTGTGGTCATTGAGAATCATCACCATTGACGGTGCGATCACTGGCGCACCTTCCAGCAACGCTATCGAAGACACGAGGTTCCCTCCAGTCACTGACTGGCCGTCAATCTTGATCTCAACGAATAGCTGGTCTTTGATATTTATCACGGTGATTATCTCTTTGGAGTTTTGCGTTAGATCGTGATTACGCGCTGCACGCTCGATCCGGCCACAGCGTTCTGGGTAATCGCACTCACCACAGAACCGAATGCTGGTATCCGCAGCTGTATGCCTTCAACGACGTCCTTGTAGGATGCGATTCCGTTGTAGGCGAGAATCACCCACCAAAGCTTTTCATCTCCGTACTTACGCTTAGAGATTAAATCCGGAGAACCTCTCTCATCCTGAGTAACGACGTGAGGTGAAAAACTATCAATTGATAGAATTAGTGGAAGAACTTTGTCCTTGAGCGGATCGATTCCCCACTGATCTGCTGTGACTGAAAAGAAACGGTCGTACTTTGAGTCGAGTTGGGCAGCCATGTTCGTAGATTCCTCACATGCCGAAAATCTTGTCGAGGTCGGAACCTGTGATACAGGCGTTCCACGTAGTGAAGCTTAGGTTGATTGTCATTGCGATAGGGATACCGCCGGAGTCAAACATGGTAACAATATCGCCGCCGACACCGGTGATAATCACGTTCTCGAAGGTGAGATACTGCCCTATGTGAATGGTGATCTTGCGTCCACCGGCAGCACCGCCAACCAAGGTTGGACCCGGAGCCAATAGAACTTGACCGCCACCAGCCATTTCACTAGGTGCACACAGCTTCAAAAGAGCCAGATGGCGCAGCTTGATTTCTGTATTGGTATTCTCGTTTGCGTAGAACACAAGGTCGAGGTTTAGCTGAAGAGGACTCGTGCTTTCCCACACCTGAAAACTCTGCGCTTTCAGTTTGGTACCAACACCAGCTGCGCCGAGAGCATATTCTGCACCTTTGCCGATAGCGCCAGAATTGCCAAGTCCGACCGCCCGTGCTCCGGATTCAGCAAGCTCTCCAGCACCAGCAGATGCAAACGGCATATTCCAGTTGGACGTAAGCTCCATGTGAAAGCGTTCAGGAATGTTAGCGCGTAGAGGCCATACAGCGGAGCCGCCAGACTTTACTGCCTCGTCGCCTTCAACATCGATCATCACCGTGTACATATCGCCAACTTGTGGCGACGTGCTATCAGGTCTCACCGCATTGCCTACGTTTTGAATTGCACCACCAGTAGATGCAGGCATTGTTAAACTCTCCCGAACAGAGGTGCAAGCATTGAGGGATCTGGAACAAACGCAGGTACGTCGTCGATACCGATAGAAAGTGATGGAGAGCGTCGCGTGCCGGATTCGGAGGCCGCCACCTGCTGAACAGCAGGTGCTTTCTGATCTGGCTGAGACACAACCGCCACAGGCCTAGTCTCCACTGGCGTGTTTGGACGCACAGGCTGTACTGGAGTATCAAAGCGCGCACCAGTTACGTTAGCTGTTCTAGAGGAGATTGGTGAGGATACAGTTGGAGCAGACGCGGTAGCAACCACGTTTTGAGCGGTTGATGTCTTCGGAGTTGCCTGCGAAGTCGAAGGCGTAACTGAAGATGGCGATGCTCGCTCCGAAGCTGTAACCTTTCCTGTGTGCGTGTCGAGAACAGCAACTCCAGTATCAGGATTTGCGCCTGTGGTCGCCTGCTGCTTGTTGAGGGCGAGAAGGTCAGCACGCTCACGTTCAATACGTTTGGCGACACCTGCTCTCATTTGAGCGGAGCTGGAACGGAATCTAGTGTCAACTGTTGCAGCCTTTCGATCCTGAATAGCGTTGACGATCTCCTCATCTGTCATCTTTGATGGATCGCGACCACGAAGTGCCTCAGTAACAATCGAAGTGCCTCCTCCGTACTGAACAGAGGTAGACATGATGGCCTCTTGAACGGCACGGCCGCGCTTGTTCACATCGAAGCCGGTATCACGCGCCACTTTCCTAGCAAGAGGATCGTAGTGTGTGCGGACAATGTACTGCTGCTGAGCGGATTCCATACCGCTTGCGTCTTGACTGACGATTTGACGGTACTTGTCGTTGAATTCCTTAGAGCCTGGACGAAGACCAGCAAACTGCGTTGCGTACTTCTTGCCTTCTTCAGACGCAAGGAACTTGGACATACTGCCGTTGGCAGACGCCAGCTGGTGTTTGCCGTAAGATGCGCCGCCGTGGTCACCCTTACCGCTACTGATAGTGTGGACGCCGCGTCCGCCGGATTCGTACTTGGCGCTGATAAAACCGAGCGCCTGAGATACGCCGGCCGGAAGAACAGAGGTAACAGCGTCACGAGTCTGTCGCGCAGTTTGGACAACGCGACGTCCAGTTTCACCGGACTGCTCAACACGGTGAGCCACGTTGCGGACAGCGCCCATCGCAACTCGGACAGGCGTAGCAGCAGCCATACCGATGTTTTTAGCGGTCTCCTTGCCATCTTCCCAGAAAGTAGAACCGAATTCGGTAAGCTTCTCTCCCCAAGAATCGGCAATCGATTTCAGAGGAGTAATCGTAGATTGCCAGGCCGGGAGAATGCTGTTATTCCAGTCGTTCTTGATAGCCTGACGCGCTTCGGCACTGAATGGAGACATTACAAGTGCTGCACTGCGGCCCATCGCAGTTCCGATTCCAGATTTCTCTACTGCGGAGGATAGGCCAGCAGTAAGTTTACCTACAATCTTCTCTCCGCCAAAGTAACCAAGGGCACCGCCGCCAAGTCCGCCAAGAACACCACCAACAGCAGTTCCAAGACCAGGAGCAATCGCTGTACCGAGAGCAGCACCAAGTTTGGCGCCGCCTGCACCCATAGCAAGTGCACCGGCTGTTCCGCCAGCGATCTGTGCAACACCAGTAGCTTTCTGCGCTCCGGTCTTGGACGGGTCACGTACGGTGTTCACCACGTCGTAGGCTGTTAGCGCGAGTGCCGCTGGTCCAAGCAATTTTCCGCCAGAGCGCAACGCTGTTCCCATACGACCAGCAGAACGCAACGAAGGACCGGCTGTCCGTGCAGACTCTACAGCAGCGCCGTTTCGGAACCAACCGGCAGCCCTACTGCGTATCGAAGCGGCGCCAGATTTAAGGCTTTCGCCCGCACGTTTAAACAGACCGGGCTTTCCTGCCGTCGTTGGCCCACGCGTTCCAACGGGACGTCCTCTACGGCCGCGCCTTCCACGTCCGCGTCTACCGCGTCTGTCAAGAAGGTCAAGAACCGATCCGCCCTGATTCAGTCCTCTCTTGATGTCCTTAGTGTTCTGGGCAATCTCTTTCAACCAGTGACTGAGGTTGGCCCCCAAGGACTTTATGTCATTGCCGAGATCGTAACCAAGGGTGCGTACTTGGGTTATCTGTCTTTCGCCCTGGGATAGGGTAGCAAAGTGTTGCTTACGATCTTCGACTTGGCCCATTCTCCAGTTTGCGCTTACCTCAGCGCGCTGGGAGCCAAGCGTTTTGGTAAGACGCTGATTCGACTCGGCGCCCATACCAACCTGTCGGGCAAGCTTGGCTGTAGATTCGCCCAGCTTCTCAACGTATTCCTCACTCTTGTTCTGCCTCGACTCCTGAAAATATGCTTTCCGCTCGTTGAGGAAATCAAGTACGCCAGCCATTTTGAATGTCTCCCAGTAAGACCCAACTTAGTGTCGGTTCTTGTTCGCAGATTCTTCCCGCTCTTTCCGATACCGACTGTAGTTGTATAGCAAAGATTTGAGTGGCATGCGCTCATCGACCTGAAGACCCCTGTGGGTCAAAAGCTCGTACTGCATGTCCAACATCTCCTGCTCTGGGATCAGGGGAAAAAAGACATTGGGTTCATGTTGATTACGTACTGTTCCTGATGACGACAGCGACGGCACGAAATCGTGGTCACTTCCTTGACACCATGTTCGTACTTTTCGTTGAGAGCGTGGCCCGTATCGAGCATGTCCATGCCAGCAGCGCCAGCTCCCATGATGGAGTTGAACTTATCGGCGACTGTGTTGCCGGCAACCCACTGAACAGACGGAATCAGCATAGCTGTTTCAGGATCCTTCAGCGCAGCCGTGATACCTTCTAGATGGCGCGCACGTGGGAAATCGAAACCATCGGGAATGATGATGTTATCAGGATTCTCATCGAGGCTCATGATCTCAACATTCACCATGTGGAGAGACTCTGTATTCTGAGTTCCGCAAGGCTCAAGGACGTAATCATCCATGTTCTCAGGATGCTTGAACGTCTCATCGTTGAAGATGACTTCATTTGATTCTTTGTGTCGAAGGACCTGCTCACCGCATTCCCAATCGACAATCAGTGGAGTTTTTGGTAGACTGTGGATTCGCAACCACATCATCACATAGTAAAAGTCACCGATCGTAAGATCGTTGGCGTCCTGAGTGATGGCAAGGTCGACAGCGCGAACCATATGGGACATCTCTCCCAAAATCGCAGCCTTGGAGACCAGTTTGAAGTCTGTAACCTCAAAGGGTCTGATATAGAGGGTATCCCAATCGTATCCCTTGCACTGGCTTGGAAGAGTGCCGATGTTTTGGAAACGGGAGTCCTTCAAAACTTCGTTGAGTTGGTTCTGATTGTACTTCATAGTGTTGGTCCCTAACAGGTGGGAATGGAGAAGCTAGTGTTTGGTTGTAACGCGGTGACTCATATGTCGGTTTGGATTCAACCGAATGACCTGTGAAACACATGCCGAACTTCATCACAGCTAAATGTCTGCTGTAGAGTAACGCGACCGCT